TTATAATGGCAGAAATATGGAAAGATGTTGTCGGATATGAAGGTTTATATCAAGTATCAGACAGGGGTAGAATTAAATCTATATGCAGTTACGTAAGACTACAAAATGGTGAATTAATGAAGAAAAAGCCGCATATCCTTAAACTACAAGATAGATGTGGATATAAATGTGTAAACCTATTCAAAGGCGGACGCTCACATACACTTAACATTCATCGTTTAGTAGCAGAGGCTTTTTTACCCAATCCTCATAGGTATTCAGTTGTAAATCATAAAGATGAAAACAAAAGCAATAACAGCTTGTCTAATTTGGAATGGTGTACTCACGCTTATAATTTGAGTTATGGTACTGCCCAAAGAAGAAGGGCCGTATCTCAAGGTAAAGTAGTTATTCAATTAGATAAGAATGGAGCTTTTATAAAGCGACATTTGACATTAATGGACGCTTGTAGAGATACCGGCATAAATTTTCAAAATATCTCACAATGTTGTAACAACAAAAGAAAAACAGCAGGTGGATATTGTTGGAAATTTGAGGAACAGCAGGAAATACAAAGAAATCAAGAATTTATTTAGTTATGATAGAAACAAGAAAAACAGAAATCAGGTATGTGACATCTGACCCGAAAAAGATGCTCAACATGTACCTTGCAAAACGTGTCCTCAAAACATGGGAGGAATCTTTCATTGATGAAGATACAGGTGAAACAGTAACCATCGAACGGAATGAAATTCTTTTTGACCGTGGCACGCTGATAGACCAAGACACTTTGGCGAAAATTCGTTTCAGTATGGAAGCTGACGGCATTAAGGAAGTGGAAGTCAGCAACCAGAACCGCTTGGCATTCGAGAACGAGAACAAATTCTTATATCCCTATCTTGCACAGGCACAAATAGGGGACAAGAAACATAAGTTCCTGCTGTATGCCACCGGATTGGAAAATTCTTGTAGTATCTTGAAAGATTACATCGAACTAAACTATATGTTCGGATTCACCTTGACAATGGTCAAGGAGTTCGATTCTTGCGTGATTCTTACTGACAATTTGAAAGAACGCAAGGTAGATGATGCCACCCTCGAAGAATTAAAAGATACATTCCTTTTAAACGATTCTGTAACGGAAGAAGATGAAGAAGAGGGAGATTCCAAGCCCAATGAAAAGAAATTCTATCAGATTGAGACGAAAATCACATTCACGGATGGGGAGAATGAAGACGAGAGAGTTCAGACTTTTGTCGTGAACACCTTCAACGTTGACAGAGCAATGATGCTTATTACCCACTATCTCAAAAACAAAGAGGAAGAATGTGAGAAACAAGCCAAAGAAAAGGGACATGAGTTCAGAAAGAGGGAAATCCATACAGCCATTGAATCTGCTAAACCTATCCCGGTCGGGCGTTTTATTCCGAAAGAGTTTTCAATGGCTTATATGGAATAACTTTGTTAACCTGCCTGCTCGGTCTGTGAAGATATGGCAGGCGAACATGGAGAAGTGACGGAATTGGTAGACGTTAATCAAGATGTGAGGTGCAAAATTCCAGGATAACCGTTAATAACCAAGCCGGCAACCTGCGAGACATCTTAGGTAGAATGATTTAAAATCATATAACCGCAAAAACACCACTCGTCCCGGTTCGAGCCCGGGCTCTCCACATAAATGTGAGCCACACATAAATGGCAAGGGTTAGTAAATAATGGTTGTGCCCCGGAGAATACGCTTCGGGGCTTTTAATGGAAAATTATGGATGAATTATTAACTGGTAAGATTTGCCCTTATTGCGGTAGGTCTACTGAATACGTGGATAGTTCTGTAATCTACGGACGCTCCTACGGTATGATTTACCTCTGCCGAGATTGTAGGGCTTATGTCGGAGTACACAAGGGTACAGACCAGGCGTTAGGGCGTTTGGCAAACGCGGAACTAAGGGAAGCCAAGAAAGAAGCCCACTTCTACTTCGACCAGGTAGCTAAGACCAATCTTATCAATAAAATTTGGAAGAAACATATCCCCAACACTTCAAACAGAAACAAAGCCTACCTGTGGCTATCCAATCAACTGGGCATACCACGTGAGCTTTGCCATATCGGAATGTTTGATGTGGAGGATTGTAAACAAGTTGTTGAACTGTGTAAACCAATAATAGAAAACTATGGAAAATAAAGCAGTAGCATTTATAAAATCAAACGAATGGTTTAAGTCCACTATGGTAGAGCATGGAACGCATAACGGATATGTGGCTGTTCCCTCTGCGAACAAATATCATGGAATGTCTTATTTTGATATTGATGATATAAGTGTACATGGAGGTATCACATTTTCAGAACCGGCAATAAGCGGTGAAGAATCTATCGGAAGCAAAAGGAAAATTAATTCCAAGTATGTCGGAAAAAGAAATCCCATATTGGATGATGTGGAATTCATTACCGATAATACGGAAATAGGTGATGACTGGTGGATATTCGGGTTTGACACATTCCATTATGGAGACAATGAATATGACTGGGACAAACAAGCCGTCGTTCAAGAGACAAGGTACTTGATGAAACAATTGGACAAATAGACAATGCCGTACTACATAAAACGAAAGGCTAAGAAGAAAGACAAGCCTTTACCTCTGTTTGATAAAGCAGGGATAACAGTAAAGAAGAAGCCGGATTTGAAAGCTAAGCTCGACAAAGAGTTTTCCCTTTTCATCCGGCTTCGTGATTGTATGCCAAACGGTTCCTTCCGATGTATATCATGTGGACAGATAAAGCCGTTTACACAAGCGGACTGCGGGCACTATTTCAGTCGTACACATTTGGCAACACGGTTTGATGAGAATAATTGCCATGCCGAATGCCGGCACTGCAACAGGTTCAAAGCCGATCATTTGGAAGACTATCGGGTGAATCTGATAGCCAAAATCGGGCAACAGAAATTTGACTTGCTGAAAGTGAAAGCTGATGGTACTTCCAAAATGACTGATTTTGAGTACGAACAGCTAATCAAGTATTACAAAACACTTAATAAAAAGTTACGAAAGGAGAAAGGGCTATGAGTTATGTATTACGAGATTACCAACAGAAAGCCTCTGATGCTGCCGTTTCTTTCTTCAATAACAAGGCGAAGAAAACAAATGCTATTATGGTGTTACCTACGGGCAGCGGAAAGTCGCTTATCATAGCGGATATAGCTGCAAGGCTTGACGGTCATACCTTGGTGTTCCAGCCCTCGAAGGAAATACTCGAACAGAATTTCAAGAAACTCTGTTCATACGGTATTCTTGATTGCAGTATCTATTCAGCATCCTTTAACTCAAAGGAGATAAGCCGGATAACATTTGCCACCATCGGCAGTGTAAAGAATCATCCCGAACTGTTTACCCACTTCAAGAACATCATTGTGGATGAATGTCATCTTGTAAACCCCAAAGAGGGAATGTACAAGGATTTTTTTGATGCAGTGAAGTGTAAGGTTCTTGGGCTGACAGCAACGCCATACCGTTTAAGCTCCAGTCGTGATTTCGGCTCCATGCTGAAATTTATCACTCGGACAAAACCTCATGTCTTTTCAGAGGTCATTTATCATGTACAGGTATCAACCTTATTAGACATGGGTTACTTGGCGAAGTTGAATTACTATCCAATGAATCCTTCGGGATGGAACGAACTTAACTTGAAAGTAAATACTACTGGTGCCGACTATACGGATAGGTCAGTTCAAAGAGAATATGAACGGATAGACTTCTACGGTTATCTCGTTCATATCGTCCAAAGGCTGATGAATCCCAAAGCCGGAGGAAAACGGAAGGGTATTTTGGTCTTTACCCGTTTTTTGAAAGAAGCGGAACGGTTAACGATGTCAATACCCGGTTGCGCTATCGTTTCAGGTGATACTCCTAAGAAAGAACGTGAACATATTCTTGAGGCGTTCAAAGCTGGTGAAATTCCAGTAGTAGCTAATGTGGGTGTACTTACGACTGGCTTTGACTATCCGGAACTTGATACGGTCGTTATGGCACGTCCTACAATGTCACTTGCCATGTGGTATCAGATAGTCGGTCGTGCCATCCGTCCGCATCCTTCCAAAGAATGTGGCTGGATTGTGGATTTATGCGGTAATATCAAACGTTTCGGAGAGGTGTCGGACTTACGGTTGTTTGATAGCGGAAATGGGAAATGGGCTGTATTCTCTAACGGAAGGCAATTAACTAACGTGAGATTCTAAGACTATGGACGAAGGATTTTTGAGGCTAAGCCGCAAGTTTTTCTCGAATGAAATGTGGAAAGTAGCCCGTAAGTTTTCGGAATGCGAAGCGTGGCTCGACTTGATTCAGAGCGCACGATTTGAGGCAACCGACAAGGCGTACAGCGAACTTATCGGAGGTCGGGAAATCTCTTATACAAGAGGTCAATATCCAGCATCCGTATCGTTTTTGATGAAGCGTTGGCAATGGTCTGAAAAGAAAGTGCGCTATTTCCTTGCCAAACTTAAAAAAAGAGGTATGATAACGACTTGTAATAAACAAGGTATGACCGTAATTACTTTATGTAACTATGATGAATATAATCCGGTCAAGGGCAGGCAAAGAGACGTAGATAAGGGCATAGACAACAACAAAGAAATCAGCGGATTAAATCATGCTTTGGGCGAACTAAGGGCAGAGTTAAGGGCAACCGCAGAAAAAATGGCTCAAAAAATAGAAGAATTGGGGCAAGCCAAGGGCAATAATAAAAAGAAAGATGAAGAAGATAATAATATTCCCCCCACACCCCCCAAGGGGGGAGGCAAGAAAAATAAGCCTAAAGAGATTAATTCAAAAGCACGTTTGCTATTTGAACAGCATTTTAGGGAAACCTTCGGGCCTGACTACTACTGGACAGCCAAGGATGCCGGGGCTATGTCCCAGCTCTTGAATAAACTCAAATTCCAAAGAGAGCAAAAGAAAATGGACGTTTCCGATGATTCTCTGTTGTATGCCC